TCCTCAACGGCTGCTCTCAACGCATCCAGTACCTGTAGGTAGTCTGCGTGACGGAGCGCCCATTGCTCTTTTGCTGCTACTGTATCCTCGTTAGCTTGGTCGAACAGAATAGCTTTCTTGCTCTTCCTGAACTGTTCCAGGTACACACGTTCCGCTCGAGCTTTACCAATCTTGCCTGCGTTGTCCCGCAGGAAGTCTAGCGCACTCTCTACTGTTTGCTCATCAATCATAACCTGTAATACTCATAGGGCTTGTATGTAATGGATATTACATCATGCTTGGTAGCTGCGTCAAGCGCTTTGAAGATAAAAGGTGCTTGGAAGTCCAGGATCTCTCCATCCCCACTGTGAGCTCGATCATGGCATTCATGGCATAAAGGCATAGAGAGGATGTCAGATGCTTTAAGACCCATACCTCCCCCTCCCCACGGGGAGTACCGATGCTTCAGGTGATGAGGGACCACAGTACCATCTATAATCCTACAGTTAGAACAGGGCATCTCACTGACAAACTTGAGGTAGTCCTTACTCTGCCATCGCTTATCTTTAGGTATCATATCTCACATACTCCCGCTGTACAGGCTAGTTCCTGACTGGCTGTAGTGTTGTCCACATCCTCCTCAAAGGAAAAGTTTATTTCCTTAGGCATTGCTTCTTTTAGGGTAGCATAAGAAAGACTATCTAGATCCTCATAGGGGGCCTGCTCATATATATGCCCGTCATCAGCTGACGGTAGGAACGATACACCGTTTAGGACGTCAAAGTTATCCCATACCCAGGACCCCACAGCAGGCCAATCCTTCTCTCCCATATAGCAGGTCATGCTTGGTTTGTGCTCACACCAGTGGAGAGCGAATTTGAGCCAGACCTCAAGCTGTTTTATAGGCCCTATGCACTTCCTGGTTAGCCCCTCAGACATCATTGGGAAGGAGAACACCCATGCCTCTGGGTTTGCCTTATCTTCCTCACAGGGGATCCCTGCGTCGATCATAACCTGAGCCAGAGGGTCCTTCTTATCGTTCCGGACTCTACGAATATAGTAGCGATTGTAGGCGGGATGGATGCCCGAACTGCAGGACGCGAGCTGACTCACCGTCCCAGACGGCTTCACACAGGTTACAGCAGAGGATGGGTTAATACCCAGTTTCTTAGCCCACTTGCGATTAGTCTTGACTGCGTGATCTCTTAGAGTAGCGAGTTCTTCTGGAGTACAGTCCATCAGAAACGGGCAGTCATATATCCCAGTAAGGCTTACGCCTAGCAGACGCTCTTCCTCACAGTTTTTCCTCCAGATGCTCCGCAGGTATCTGAAGTCAGTAAGGCTTGACTGTACAGTCCCTAAGATGGTGGCGTGTTCTACTTTCTTCTTCAGAGACTCCAAGGTATCGCCGTGACGGCATACTACCTCTGAGAGGTTGCAGAACTGAGCAGATCTAAGGACTATTTCGCTGCAGGGGTTAGTACCGAAATCGTGGTCGCTCTCTCTCCTTTCGGGGAGCATACTTCGACATGCCTCACGGTTAAAGAGCCCACGTTCTCCTGACCTACTTTCGTATATAGCCAGCCATTCACGCATGAAAGCGCCCACATCGGGCTGTTCGGTATAGCATATCGAATTATTCGCAAGTGCTCTTTGGGGATTTTCCACCCACCACTGTCCACTTTTCGCATTTCGCATCCTCTCGTCACTGTGGTTAGACAAGCTGATAAGGGCGGTTCTCCTAACACCGCCTACCAGGACAGCCTCTCCCTGGTAACAGATAAGGTCATGTACTTCGATAGAGTTGAGTTTACGGCCTGCAGCGTTCTCAAAGACTCTCATAAAGTGCTTAAACATCCTTTCTAGTGGCTCAGGGCCTGACGCTCTTCCCCCGAAAACTTTAAGAGGAGCTCCTGCTTGCCTGACATTGGAAGTGTCTATCTTGGGCATCTGCCCAGAATACAACATGCTAACCAGCTCTTTCAGAGCCTTTGCCCAGCCCAGTTTAGAGTCACTCACAACTATGGTTGTATCAGTATGGTAGAAGGACTCAGCTATCTCTGGTAGCTTAGCTATGTGCTGGCGCTCCACAGAGAAGCCCAACCCCGTACCACAGAGCATTATGTACAGAGCCTCGTCGAACACTCTTACATGGTCTACAGCTATATACGCACAGTTGTAGCCAGCACAGTGATCTCTCTCTAACGCTCTTCCACTCGTCATCACAGCTCTCATTGAAGGGAGCACTTTCTTGTCCTCGATAGACTTTCTCAGGAACCCTAAATCCTCTCCTGTAAATTGAGAAAAGAACTCTATATACCTATTGACGGTTTCAGGCCAAGCCTCTCTCCTTTTCTTTTCAGGTAGATAGCGTGCATACCTGGATATAGCTATGTAGTCTTGATATAGGCTCACTCAGTCTCTCCTTCCCCAACTAGGATAGTCGGAGGCTCTTCCAAAAGTGTTTTCATTATCTCTAAGAGCTTCAGCAGGTGATCTAGATCCATGAAAGCGTACATGTCGCTCTGGTACTTCTCGCCTAGAACAACCACAGGGATGAGACTATCTTCCTCAGAGCCTGCCTTAGCCTGCTCCAGAGCCTCTTTAAGGAACTTGGACACAGTACGACGGTACTTACACTCGATACCTAGTAAGGGATGCAGTACATCCAGGTGGGACCTTCTGTC